ATGGGGAGATCCATGCCTCGATACATGAAGATCCGTGGGGTGCCTGGTCACCTCGTCGCGGACCCGCGCGCCGTGTGGGCCAATCCCGCGCGCTACGCCGGGATGCAGTTCTCGGCCAAGGAAGGCGCGAAGAAGCACGAGCAGTACAGCCCGGTCGACGTCGCGGTGGAAGCCCCGCCCGAGCACGGCGCGCACTACCGCTCTGCGGCCAAGGACGGAACGCTCCGCATCCTCGGCGAGTGCGTGGCTGATTCGCTCGAGGCGGCCGAGCGAGCGATGACGGCGAAGCCGGCCGCGGAAAAGGTGAAGTGACATGGCTCTGACTGGCATCAACCCGGCCGGGCGTACGGCGGGCGACTGGCGCGAGATTTTCTTCGCGCAGGGCGAGAGCGGCGGCGTCAGTGCGTCGCGCGACGTGCTCATCTACGGCAACAAGACCAGCGCCGGCAGCGAGACGGTGGACACGATCTCAACGCCGATCCTGCACGACGCGGACGCCGTGGCGCGCTTCGGCGCTCGGTCCGAGTGGTACTTGCTTTATCGCAAGTACGTCGAGGTCGACCCGTCGGCAAAAATCTACGGCTGTGCGGTCACTGAGAGCGGCGGCACGGCGGCCACGAAGACGGTCACGTTCGCCAACGGCGCTGCGTCGGACACGACGACTTGCACAATCGAGTTCATCGGCGAGAGCACGTCGTTCACGGTCACGAAGGGCGACACGGCGATCACGCAGGCGGCGAACTTCGCCACGGCGTTCAATGCGGCCAATTCGAGCCGATGGCCTGCGACGGCAGCGGCCGGCAACTCGCCGAACGATCACATCGTCACGATCACTACGTCGGAGAAGGGCCCTCGCTCCGACTACTTCCTCACGGGCCTTCGCTGTACGTACGCCAAGAGCGTGACGACGACTGCGACCGTGTCGGCAGTCTCGTCGGGCACGACGGCAGACGACTTCACCACTGCCTATGCCGCGGCTGCGCTGGGCGAATACTACTATCAGGTCAACCCGTCCTACACGGGCTCTGCTCCGACCTCGACCGACAACTACGTCGGCGAGGGCCTGCTGACCGTCATCACCAACGGCGCCCTGCCGCTCTCGGGCAAGGGCCAGCAGATGTTCTTCGGGCTCATCTGCGCGCAGGCAACGGCAACCACGATCGCGACCGACAGCGACGCGAACCACGTCCGCGCGAAGTTCTACCGCTCGAAGAACAGCGATTGGACGCCTGGCATGCTCGCCGCCTACAACGCTGCCGTGCAGCGTCTCGAGGAGACGAAGCACCCTGCCGCGAGCCTGACCGGCTATCGCAATGACTCGGCGCGCTCTCGCAAGTTCTCGATCCCGGCGCCGTTCGCGCGGAGCGACTGGCCCACGGCGACCGAGATCGAGGCGGACCTCGCCAACGGCGTCGTCCCGATCTGCTTCGACACGGCGGGCAACGCGTACCTGAACCGCAGCATCACGAGCTACTCCGAGCGCTCCAGCGGAGTGAAGGACTACCGCGCTTCGGAGGGGCACATCCCGAGCGTCATGGACTTCACCTGGGCGCTCATCAAGCAGCGCTGGCTCGAGACGAAACAGCCATTCGTCGCGAACGATCCGGTGCAGGGCCAGAAGCCTTCGCCTGGCGTCAGCTACCCGTCGAGCCTTCGCACGCTCGTTTGGAAGGTCATCGACGATCTCACGGGCCCGAACCCGCTGGGCCAGTACACCGGGCCGATCCTCGCGCCGGACAAGATCCAGCAGATGAAAGACAGCGTCGTGGTCACCAAGGTGGCTGGCGGACTGACCTGCTCGGCGAACTTCTTCGCCGTCGAACACCTCAACAAGAGCGAGTGGACGCTCAACGAGACGAGCCCGGCGTACTGAGCCGAGAAGGAATGACGCATGTCTCTCACGCTGTATGACCGCGGCTTCATCTTCGCAAACGGCGCGCTTCTCGGCGAGTCGAGCGGCGGAAGCATCGAGTACCAGGGCGACCCGCAGCCTGTCGCGACGCTCGTCAAGGAGTTCGCCGGCGTCACGCCGGTACCCAAGAGCGCGATGGTATCGGTCGACTCGTTCGTGCCGATTGCCGGGTTCGACTTCGACGCGATCAAGAAGTTTCTCGCGACGGAGAAGATCACCATGAAGCTCCAGTTCGGCGGCAGCGGGCTCTCGATGGAGGCCGACGGCTTCGTGATGGCCCCGACGATCAGCTTCTCGGCCACGGACTCGACGAAGTACACCTTCAAGGTCCACATCGAGGCCAAGGAGTTCTCTTGACCGGTAGCGCATGAGCCCGTTGCTTCAGCCGCCTGCGGGCGTCGCGCCGGATAGGCTCTTCCGGCTGCTCGTGCAGCGCCCGCGAGCCGAGATGCCCATCGCGTTTCGGTTCGCGGGCATCGACGAACCGCTCACCGTCCGAGCGCTCCGCGGGCCGGAGGGCAGCGCGCAGTGGCCCGAGGAAGGGCTACCAGCATCGGTCGCCGAAGGGCGACATCTGGCGGGCCTCATTGCCGCCGCGTTGCGCCATCGTGGCGCACCCGTGTTCGAGACGCCGGAGCAGGCCTCGGACCTCGCCCCGGGCGAGTTCTACGCCCTCGCCGGGGCCGTCGTAGAGGCCCTGTCGGTCATCTCCCCGTTGCTGGGCCGCGTGGACCGGGACGCGTGGCTGACGACGCTCGCCAAAGGCGCCTGGCACCCGTCGAACCGCGTAGACGCCGAGGCCATGTGCCTCGCACACGACGTCGTGCTTGGGTCGAAGGTCTACTACCACCCGCGCCCCGACCGCTACTACGGCGCGCCGCTCTGCGAACTGACAGACGGGCAAATGCTGGCCTTCACGGCAGCGCGAAAGCATCTCAAGTGAACCCGACTCAAAAGGAAGACCTCGGCTCGATCCGTGAAGCGCTCAAGGCGCGTCCGCGCGTCTCGCACGATTTCGACATCGCGAGCATCCTCGGGCTCCCGGGCGAGCACTTGGTGCGGATTCGCTGCGCCACGAAGACAGAGCAAGACCTCGCGGTGCTCGCCGCCCACCAGTACGTCGAGAAGCGCGCTGGTACGCTCGCCGCGGCGAAGACGGACGAGGACTTGCTGCGCGACGCCAAGCACGCGTGCATCGTCGCCGCTGTTGTGCGCAGGCACGAACGCGACGGGCTGATGCCGGTATGGCCGACGGGCGAAGTGCTGATGGAGGAAGTCTCGCCCGACGTCATCGGCGCGCTCGTCGAGCTGGCGAACATGGTGCGGCAACGCGAGTTCCCCGGCTTCGCGCCGCTGTCCGAAGAGCAGACGCGGGCGCTTGCGCACCAGTGCGCCGATGCTGCCGGGTCGGAGTTCCCCGAGCAAAGCCTGGCCGTCTTCTCGCACGGCTACCTGGCGCGCCTCGTGGTCAACCTATCGCTCGCGCTGCGGACCGCTGAGGCGGAGCGCGACGCGCTTGCGCTCGCGGTCGCAGCCCCGGTGCCCGAGAACGCGCCGGTCGGTGAGGCGCCGTGAGGGTCACCGTCGACATCCGCCAGGTCGATCGGCTCACGGATGCGGCCGAAGCCGAGTTCGAGTCAGCGCCCGTCGTGCTGCTCCAAACGCTGCGCCGGCACGCGCTTGAGGAGCGGCAGACGCACCTCTACAAGAACCAGACGGGGCACCTCGAGCAGAGCACGTTCGCCGGGCTCATCTCAGAGACGGCGGACGAGATCGTGGTCGATTACGAGATGGGCGAGCAGTACGCGTCCTTCGTAGTCAAGCGCGGTTATTCCGACTTCCCCGCAACCGCCAAGGCGGCCGAGAAGGCGCTCGACAAGACGTTCAAGGCCGGCGAGCGCCGCCTGTCGCGCATGTGATCCGTGGCTGAGATCATCTACAGATTCACCGCGTCCGGCTACGACACGGTGGCCCAAGCCTTCAAGAGCGTCCACAAGGCGTCTCAGGAGTACGGCAAGGGCGCGGAGCAAGCCTACGGCCAGGCATCGCGCGCGGCGGGCACGAGTGCGCAGAAGCAGGTTGCTGCCGGTGAGCGAGCCGCGGGCGCGAATGAGCGCGCCGTCGCTCGAGAGGCGAAGGCCGCGGAGAAGGCCGAGGCTGCCAAGGTGCGCGCAGCCGAGAAGGCGCTGGCGCACGTCGCGAAGATCCGTGAGCGCTACTTCGCCGAACAGCAGAAGGCTGGTGAGAAGGCGGAGCGCGCAGCCGAGAAGGCCGCAGAGAAAGAGGCGCGGGCACACGAGCGCGCGCTCAAGCACGTCCAGGGTGTGCGCGAGCGCTACTTCGCCGAACAGCGGCGCCTCCAAGAGAGAGCCGAGGTGAATGCGCGAAGGGAGCGAGCCGACACGCTCTCCAGCATTGGTGGCCACGCCTTCCGCTTCCTCGGTGGCGCGGCGCTGTCAGCTGCGACGGCTGCTACGGGCGTCGTCGGCGCTGCCGCGCGCGACTCGCTGAGGCTCCAAGACGCGTCTACGCGCATCTCGATCCAGTCGCGGCAGCACGGGATGAACTTCGTCGATCCGACGGCGCTTCGCAAGGAGTTCGAGGGCGCCGCGGCCCAGGCCCCCGGCGTCACCGCGGCTGACATCGCGGAGGGCGTGTCGACTTTCGTATCCCGTACTGGTGAGTTGAACGTCGCGCGGCAGAACGCGAAGACGTTCGCGACCGTCGCAAGCGCCACGGGGACCGACGTGCGCGACGTCGTGGCCTCTGCTGCTGACCTCTTCCAGAAGTTCGACATCAAGACGGTAGAGGGCATGCGCGACGCGTTTGCGAGCCTCACCGCGCAAGGCAAGAAGGGCGCTTTCGAGCTTCGCGACGCCGCCGCTACGCTCTCCCCGGTGGCCGCTGCGGCGTCGGCCTTCGGCATCGGCAAGGGCGCTGGCGCTCTGCGCACGCTCGGCGGCCTGACGCAGATCGCGCGTTCGTCCACCGGTAGTGCCGCGGAAGCGGCGACCGCCGTGCAGGACATGTTCATCGAGCTGCAAGCCAAGGGCGGCAAACTCAAGAACCACTTCAAGGTCGACGTCTACAAGGACGGCAAGGCGCGCGATATCCGCGACATCCTAGTTGACTCAATCTCGAGAATCGGCGGCACCGACATCACGAAGAAGATGGCCGGGCTCACCGAGGTCTTCGGCATTCGCGGACTGCGCGCCATCAACCCGCTCATCACGAAGTACAACGAGGCATATCAGGGCGCGAGCGGCACGAAGGAAGAACGGCAGGCGGCCGGCATCGCGGCGATTCGGTCGGCGTTCGCTAGTGCGATTGACGCGGCTGGCGATTGGAAGGACGTCGTCCAGGACGCGACCAAGGCGCAGGAGAGCACGTCGGCGTCGCTTACGGCAGCATGGGAGTCTGTCGTGGCGCAGGTGGGCGATAGGCTTGTGCCCGCGCTGATCCCGCTTGTGGCTGATCTGCCGCGACTGGCGCCAGCCATCGGGCCAGCCATCGAGGCGTTCCGTGTGCTCGCCGGGTCGATGGGCGACTTCCTGAATATCTTGGTCGACCAAGGCGTCATCAAAGGCCCCAGCCGAGAAGAGAAGCTACAGCGCGCAAGGTCTGAGTCGGAAGCGTTCGAGGCGTCGATCGACCCGATGAATATGACGAAGGACCAGATCGCTAGGCGTAAGAAGTTGCGGGCGCAGATCGACCGCTACGACGTCGGCGGCGCTGAGGCCGCCTTCGCGGCGCCGAAGTCTGACAGTATGACGGAGGACGAGTTCGTTGCGTCCTTCAACAAGGCGCAGGGCACCGGCTTCTATTCATGGGCCCAGTCCATCATGGGCGTCGACCCTGCGGAGATTTACCGCAACACGCTCCGGGCGCCCGATGAAGCGCGCGGCGACGTAGAGAGCTTTACCGGCTTTGAGATTAGCCCGAAGGCTGCCGAGGTCCAAGCCTCACTAGCCGAGCAGGTCACGGCCGGGCGCACAATCAATGTCGGCAAAGGCATCGATGGCAACGCCGACGAGGCGGGCAAGGCGCTCGGCAGTTTGCTCCCGATCCTGGCGGCGTTCGGCGATGCGGTGCGTGCCGCGCAGCCGTCACCCGAGGCCCGCGCGTCAACGCTGAACCCCGGCGGCTCGTGATCCGTGGCAGACGAAAACAACATCATCGCCGCGCTCCCGCTCGTCGAGTGGCGGAGCCTTGTCGCGCCGTGCGAAGCTGCGCCGTTCAGTGGCGGGCACGACATGAGCGAACGGCGCTTCCCGTACAAGGACGGCGCCGGTCACGACAACACAGGACGCAAGCCATACTCGGGCAAGGCCGTGCTCAACTTCGGCAACGGGCTGGGCCGTGCGCCGGACGGGTCGCTCTGGTTCCCGGATACGTGGCAGAAGTGGCAAGACGCCGTCGAGGATGGTTCGATCGGGCTTTTCGTCCACCCGGTTATTGGCTCGTTCGACGCCCGCGTCCTGTCGTGGGACAGCGACGGCCCAATCGCTACGAAGCGCGACGGGATCCGCGTTACGGTGTCGTGGGTCGAGTCCGTCAAGGACATCGCGCAGGGCACGACGTTCATCACGACGAGCGTCTCTGTTGCGGCGGCTGCCGCTGAGGCCGCGGCCAACTCAAAGGGCGTCTACTACCCCACGGGGCAGCCAGACAACAGCCTGCTGGACGCCATCAACTCGATCCAAGGGCAAATCTTCTCCATCACGACGGCGCTTGCCGGCAAGCTGAATCAGGTGACCGGCGCAGTCGACAAGATGATCGGCCAGGTCGAGGCGCTGAACGACGCGACGGCGTGGCCAGCCATGGACAACCTGCTGCTGGTCTTCGCGTGGCTCCGCGACAAGTCGGACACCGTGGCGGCCCAGCTTCGCAGCACGGCCACCGTCAAGACCACGGCGGATACGACGCTCGACGCCTTTGCGCGCCAGGTTGGAAACGAGCTGACCGACGTGATCGCGCTCAACCTCGCCTTCTCGGGCAAGCCCACCGTGCCGAAGGGCGCGACGCTCACGTACTACACGGACAAGTAGGGTGGAGCGCAATCGAACCAAGGTCGCGCTCTCGTTCGAGTCGGACGGCTTCGTGCTCGACGAGTGGGAGTCGTTCTCGCTGCGTGAGACGTACATCGACCCGCTGAGCGAGTTCTCGTTCGTGGTGCGCCCGCAGCGCAATCTGGTTGACGGCTATCGCGAGCGACTGGCCAAGGGCGAGGCCGTGCGCATCACGGTCAACGATGCGAACCAGGGGCGCTTTCTCATCGTCGACAGCGCCATGAAGGTGAGCAACAAGAACGGCGTCGCATTCAGCATCAAGTGCCAGTCGTTCCTGGCGACGCCCTACCAAGGCGGCGTCAACCCGCGCCTCTCGTTCTCCGGCGCGTCCAACGCTGACGTCCCGATCGGCAAGGTCGTGCTCGACGCGCTTGCGCCGTACGGCTTTACGAGCATCGTTACGGACTCGGCCGCTAGCGCGAGCGCGATCACGGGCAAGCCGATCGATGGGCGCGCCGCGCCGTTTACGTTGGCCGCGCTCAAAGATCGCGAACTGCAAGCGCAGCACGGCGAGACGGCGTACCAGTTCGCGCACCGATTCTGGCATCGCGTCGGCGTGCAGATGCGCACCACGGTCGACGGGGACCTTCTGCTCGAGGCGCCCGACTACGAGCAAGACGTCGCGTATACGGTCGTGCAGACGTTCCGCTCGGATGGGCCTTACGGGGACTTCTTCCTCGATGACCCGGAGTTGACGATCGAGGCGTCGAACGACGGCCAGTACTCGGAATGCACGGTGCGTGGAACCGCGGTCGACGCCGATGGGGCGCACGCGACAACGGAGCCGACGGCAACGGTTACGGCTGACACGAAGTCACGCGCGGCCTACTCGTCCAGTTTCGCGCCGTATAAGCCGAAGTTCGTCAAGACCAAGAACGCGCGCGACGTCGTGCAGTGCAAAGCCGTCGCAAACCTCGCTCTCTCGATGGGCGCAGAGAAGGCGTTTAGCGTGACTGGCGCCGTGGACGGGCTCGTGTCCAAGACAGGCCGCGTCTGGGCCTGCGGCACGATGGCGCGCGTCGTCGTCGAGGCGTACCGGCTGGACGAACCGATGTTCCTGCTCGAGCGCACGATGACGGCGGACATCAGCGGAGGCCAGCGGACGCTGCTGAAGTTCATCCCGAAGGGCGCGCTCAACCTCGGCGAGGTCCCGTCGTGACCGTCATTGCTTCGTGGACGACGATGCGCGCGCTCTTTGCCAGCTCGGCGCCGACGTTTGATGCGGACGGGGTGGAGACGTGGCCCTACCACAAGATGCGCGCAAACGGCTTTGACGACGGCATCACGGGTGTCCCGAAGCCGATCACGTCGTTCCCAGTCACCGTCACAGTCGACGGCCAAGCGAACGGCGCCGAGGCTTATGACATCTACCTGTCGCAGCGCACGGACGACATCGCGAGCCAGTACATGCAGGTCGATCCGGTCCTCGGTAAGAGCGGGACGTGGACGATCGCGCTCACCAGCGCAGCCGTCACGGCGCTCGGACTCGGGAGCACAACAGACCAACTCACCGTGGGCCAGGTGCGCCGCGTCACGCGCCACTGCGCCATCTACGTGCAGCGACAGAGCGACGACGCCATCCAGTGGCTTGACCTCGAGCAAGCCTCGCTTGGGAACGTATGACAGCCTTCGCTGACCACCTGACCGACATCGCCGACATCGTGCGCTCGGACGTCACGGATGCTGGCGAGGTGCGCGCAAACATCGGCGACAGCATCACGGGCACGGGCTACGGCGCGCAGACGCCCATGTGGACACCTGACGGCTACATCGCAAGGCCGAACGACCCGGACGCAAACGGCGCCGCGCGCGCTCTCTACGTGGTCGACGGCTCGGCCAAGCGCATCGTCGGTGTGCGCGACTCGCGCTACGCGTCCAAGGTCGGCGCGATGGAGCCGGGCGACCGAGCGATCGTGTCGGACTGCGCCGCGCGCATCCTGCTCAAGAAGGGCAACAGCGCGATCACGCTTGTGTCCGAGAACCAGCAAGACGGCGACTCGACGATGCTGCTCGACCTCAACGGCGTCGCGGGGCACGCGCTCATTGTCAACGGCGGCTCGTACATCGAGATCAAGAAGGACTCGATTGTGCTCTCCGCGGGCGGGTCGATGATTTCGGTCGACTCGACGGGCGTTGCCATCTTCGGCCCACACACAGGGCTCAACACGAAGAGCGGCAACCTCGGCGTCATCAACGGCGCAGCGCCCATTGCGCCGGCTGCGTCCGTCATGGTCGGCGCGAGCGGCATCGCGGCAGTTCCTGCGCCGTTCTGGACGGTTTCCGTCGCGTGACGCTTGAGCAACTGCAACCTCCCGATCCTCTCGCTGCCCCCGTTTCCGCCTGGGCTGCCGTCGATCCCGCTGCCGAAGTTGCCGCAGCTCCCGGGCATTCCAAGCATCGGGCTATCGCTCAACATCAACCTGGCGCTCCCGCCCTTCCCGCCTGGGTTGCCGTCGATTCCCATCCCGAAGTTGCCGCAACTCCCGGGCCTGCCATCGATTGGCCTGTCGCTCAATATCAACCTGAGCCTACCGCCGTTTCCACCTGGGCTGCCGGCCATTCCGATTCCCAAGTTGCCTCAACTGCCCTCGCTCTCGTGTCCTCTGGACTGACACTATGACCATCGGAAGCGTCACCGTTGCCGCGGACGGCACCGTCACGAAGAGCGGCACCGCCGAGTTGATCTACGACACGATCGTCTCCGTGATGGCCGCGAAAGCGCCGCCGGTCGTGCCCGCTGGAGACGCGGACGGCGCGCCGATGAAGCAGTCGTTCGCGGACCTCGCGAACTGCGTCGCGCCGGCGGTCGAGGGAGGCATGCCGACGGGCGCGATCGTCATGTGGGCGAAGTCGACCGACCCGCCGACGGGCTGGCTCGTGTGCGACGGCTCCGCAGTTTCGCGAACCACGTACGCGGGCCTGTTTGCCGTCATCAGCACCGCCTGGGGCATCGGCGACGGGAGTACGACGTTCAACCTGCCAAACTGCCTCGGTGCCTCACCACTCGGCGCCGGCACAGGCAAGGCCGCGGACGCGACAGCGCACACGTTTGCGACGTGGTCCGGGACGGAGACGCACACGCTCATCTCCGGCGAGATGCCGAGCCACACGCACACGATCGCCGACCACGCGCACGGCACGGACGGCGGCTCGACGCACTTCCTAACGAAGGCATCCGGCGTGGGCTCCTACGACGCTGCCGCGGGCACGACGTATCAACATCAGTCGGCGACGGGCACGACATCGCTCTCCCCCGCCAGCACGGGCGGAGGCGGCGCGCACAACAACCTGCATCCGCACTTCGTGCTGCACTTCATCATCAAGACATGAGCGGCCTTGGCACAGGCCCGATCGGGCTCGGTCCGCTGGGCATTCCCGACCCCACGCTGGCGCCGGACGACAAGCCGATCCTGACGTCCTCGCGCAAGATTGATGCGCAGTCTCGCCGGTACGTCACGACGTCGGACGGCGGATTCGAGGCCATGGACGACGTCGCGCAGCGCGCCTTCATGCTCTTGCAGCCGGTGCTCAACAACCAGGGCGGGCTCATCACTGGGCGCACCGAGCAACAGGTGAAGGCCGACGTGCGCGACGCGCTGAAGCCGCTCACGGGCGGCAAGATGCCTGCGGCCAAGTTGGTCGGCGTTACGGCGCAAGCGCGACAGCCGGGCATGTTCACGGCTGAGGTCTTCATCCAAAGCCTCATCACGAACACCATCACGAAGGTCCAGCTCTAGTGGCACTTCCCACAGTAGGCGACGCGTCCTACCCGACGCCCGCGCAGATTCGGGACACGCTGCTCCAGGCGATCGTTCTGAGTTTCACGCGCGCCGGGCTCACGACGCCGAACGTGCTACCGGGCTCGGACCACTACATCCGAGCCGACCGCTACGCGAATCGCATCTCGATCGCGATCGGAAACAACCGTGCTGCGCTGTCGGACATGTCGCCGCTCACGGCAACTGGCGAGGCACTGCTGACGCTCGCGGGCGTCTTTGGCATCACGAAGCGCCCAGCGTCCAAGGCGGCCGGCTACGTCACGATCACGTGCACGGGCACGATCACGATCCCGGCCGGCTTCCAATGCACGTCGCCGACGGGGCTGCACTACCAGACGACCACGATCGCGCTCGGCATCACGACGGGCGCAAAAGTCGAGGCGCGCGCCGTCGCGGGCGGCTCCGACGGCAACGTTGACGCGACCACGAAGGTCACATGGGACAGCGCCGCAGTTGGGGGCCTCTCACAGGTCGCGACCGTCTCGGCTGGCGGCATCACGGGCGGCGCTAACGAAGACTCGGAAGAGGTCATCCGGCAACGGCTTCTCGACCGGCTCTCGTTTCCGCTCGGCGGAGGCAACGACGCGCAGACGAAGGCGTGGGCGGAAGAGGCTTCCGCCGCGGTCGAGAAGGCGTACGTCTACCCGGGCCTGCGCGGCGCCGGGAGCGAAGACATCGCGGTCACGACGGCGGGCGGCGACCGCACGCTCTCGGATACGAACGTCGGCATCGTTAACGGCTATGTGCTTGCGCAGATCCCGGGCGGCTGCATCGACGTCAATACAACCAGCGTAACGCCCGTCTACGTGGACGTCGTGCTGTACATGACCCTGCCGGCCCCGCAGAACGCGGGCGGCGCTGGTGGTGGTTGGCGCGACAACTCACCATTCCCGAGCGGGACGTTTACGGCCGGCAGCGACGACGGCAATGTTACCGCGTACAACGCTGGTACAGGCGTCGCCACGATCCGCACGACGACGGCGCCCGTTGTAGGCAACCAGATTGCGATCTGGAACTACAACGCGCAGGCGTTCGACGCGTACATCATCGCCACCGTCGGCGGCGTCTCGGGCGCGTATACGATCAAGGTCAAAGACGGCTTCAAGCTGGACGACACGTTCACGACGCCACAGGGCGCGTACATCTCGACCGGTGCCGTCAACCTGGACGCGTACGGCTCGGCGTTTCTCGCCCAGGTCGAGTCACTTGGGCCGGGCGAGAAGACAACGAACCCCGACATCCTCGCGCGCGGGCGCAGGCATCCAGGCGTGGACGTGTCGAACCCGAGTGATTTGACTGCGCGGCTCCTGTCGGCGCTGACGAATGGCTACGAGGAGGTTGAGGACGTGTCCTATGCGGCGCGGTTCAC